CCTTACTACCCGCGATCAACGGCGCGAACGCCGTGTCGTTTGCGAATTCTGCTTTCAGCTCATCCAGCGTTGCCGCCGAGAGCTTGCCCTGCTGGTCGAGCACGACAACAACAGGCTTCCCGTCGCGCTGCTCGACGCTCAAACGGCGTTCGATGTGCGGCAACAGGGCTTTGGCGCTGCCTGGAATTGCCAGGGCAGACGCGATATCAGTAGCGGTACGGCCGACGGTCAGATCCCGGATCTGCGCACTCAGCGTTCCACGTTCTTGTTCCAGCGTGCCGTTGAGCTCAGCTTCGCGGCGGTTGTACTTCTCGGACCAGGAGCGCTCGAGCTCTTCGACGTTGCCGGACTTCCGGGCATTCTCTTCGCGCTCCAGGCGCGCCTGATCTTCGGCATCCTTGCGGGCCTTGTCGGCGGCCTTCTTCTCGTCCAGCAGTTCCTGAACCTTCGACTTCAGGCCCGAAACGTCTTCAGGTTGTGGCAGACCTTCAATGCCGAGTACGAACTTGCCGTCCTTCTCGGTGTAAAGAGCGCGCACGGCTTCGTCGACACCATCCAGGCTGTCCAGTTGGAATTTCAGCATTTGTTGTCTCCCAGAGACGTAGGTGCAGGCCCTGCCTGCGGGCATAAAAAAGCCCCGGCATAAACCGAGGCTTGAGTTGAAGCTTCTTGAGTACCAATTACTGGCGAATGCAGGTATTTCAGCGAGCTAACTCTCTTTAAGTGAGAGCGCTAAAACGGCAATAGCCTCAGGGCTCAATTTTTCTCGATAAGTCTTAAGCCCAGTAATAACCACGAAACTTAGTTTTTCGGCGTGAACGCCAACGTGAGGCCAAAAATCCCGACCAATCGCAAAAATCGATTGCACATCAAGTGTCGCTTCAAAAATCTCACCTCTGGATAGATGCTTGCGAGATTCATAGCTGGTTGTGTAGCGAGCCACTGGATAAAAAGTAGCTAGATCGCTCCGCACCCCAAACCCTATCGCGATGATCGTTGTCGGCAGACGCCCAGTGCATACGACTCTCATCGTCATTTGAGGCTTCACTTGAGACATAGCGTCCTGGAGACTATGAACCTCTGAAATCAGGGTCAGCTTCTCTTTGTCGTCATGTCTGGAGTAATAAAGCGCGAGCGCTACAGCCAGTATGGTGCCGGCTGCTCCCGCCCAGGTTCCCCACAACGTCCACGCCTCCGCATTGCCCCAGATGATAACGAATTTAACTGTCGATTCTGGATTGAAGCTTATCCCTGCCATCAGCCCCAGCGAAGCCGCCGCAACACCGACAAATATCATTACTACAAAATATATCCATTGCATGCCGCACTCCCTCCATGAAAGGGCGTCACTCTATCTCTTCAGTCCTGCGCGCTCAAACGCCAAAGGCTCTAAAGCCTTCATCTGCACAAGGGTCAGAGGCGCAAAATTTCGATCAAGCTGAAGCTCGGAGAATCGCTCGATGCTAAGGCCGCCTTCGCGGAACAGCTTCGCGCGAACGGGACCAATAGCCTTGTCCTGAAACGCCGCCGGCTGCTGCTTGAGCCAGTCGTAGTAGCTGAGGTCTGCCCTCACCTGCTGGGCGCCGCGATCACCGATGGATGCCCGGGTGGCGTCCTTGGCGAACAGAGCGCTGAAGCGGGTGACCGCAACGATCGTCGATCGGCAGTTGATGTGGATCGGTGGCCGCGGCCCCTCGGTCAGTTTGAAGCGCTGTTTATCGAGCGACCTGCACTGGCTTGTGGTCTTCGTATCCAGCGTGCTGACCCATTCCACCGCCTGCACGACATCGGAGTTCTCTTTCAGCGTCTCCATGCGTGCTTGAGTGGCAACGTGCTGCACTGCCGTCCGCACTACGGCGCCGGCGTTACGGTTGGTCGTGGCCAGGATGCCGTCGTTGTATTGGAGCGCCTTGGTGCCCCGGATGTTCTTGATGATTTGGAAGTTTGTCTGGCCCTCGAAGAAGCCCTGCCGGATCGCGCCTGTGAGGCGTTGTCGCTCGGTGGCGGTGAAGCCATCAATGAACGATTTGAGCAGCTTGCCGCCGTCCACGCCGCGCACGCTGAGCGGGTTGCCGAGGATGGCCGCCCTGATTGCAGCAGCACCCGGCACCGACGCATCGAACGAGACGCCAACTGGTGCAGCCCGGGTCAGGCTGGTCGCCTCGAACTCGGCCTCGTAGTTGGCGATATCGACCAGGTCGAGGTTCAGCTTCTCGCTGTACCGATTGAAGATACCCAGCAGCAGGCTGTCGACCTCACTCAGCAACCGTTCCAGCCTGACAATGGTGTAAACCGTCAGATCGGTCCGGGTCAGCCGCTCACGGATCGAGCGATCGATCTCCTTGAGGAAAGGTCCGAACTTGGCGACCTCCCCCGACTTCAGTTGCTCGAGGAAGACCGCATGCCGAATCGTGGCATCAAGGATCGCTTGGTTTGCGGCCATTCGGGATTACCTCGTCGTCATCCAGGTCGATCACCGGATTCTCTGTTTCCAGTTCGTCGCGGATCTGGTCGTCGGTCTTTTCAGGATCGATAACCCCGCGATCGCGCAGGTACTGCCAGAAGTCGCCCGCCGGTAGCTTGCCGCCCTGCACCGCGTTGAACAGTGCTGTGAGGATCGTTGCGTCGAGACTGATCTGGCTGAAGTCCTGATTGAGCTTGTAGAGTGCTTCGCCCGGAGAGTTCACGAACTCAGCCATCCAGACCAGGCACTGGCTGTACGCCTCACTGACGTTGCTTACCACCAGAGAGAGAACGCTGTGCTCAGCGGCGCTGTCGTTGTCAGCCTGGGTGGCGGTCTTCACCGCACTCCCGCGCTCTATCAGTCGGGCGCCAAGCGACACCATGTCCTCTTTCTTGGCGTCCATGGCCTCTTTGACGAGAGTGTTCGGCTCAGGCTGAGCAAAGCCACACGATCCATTGGCCGGTAGCGTCAGCGGAGCCCGCGAGCCGACATAGATACCATTCGCTTCCAGGTGATCCCGCCAAGCCTCATCGAGGCCAGAGATCCAGAACTGAGGCTGACCAGAGAACCACACCGAATCTTCGTAGTCCGCGCTGTTGCAGTAATGACCGATGTTCAACACTGCCATGTCGTACAGCGGCGAATCGTCAATGCTGGTGTCGTTGTTCTCGCTGCCGAGGAACTGGAACGGGATCAGCTTCCACGGGTGACCGAGGCCATTCAACGGAGTGAAAGGTGCAACGACCATCGTTGTTTCGCTGCTGCTCTCTTCCCAGACTTCCTGCGTGTAGATACCGGCCTCGTCGAGGCGAAGCACTCTGTATTGCACAACCTTTTCACTGCCGAAGCCGTCATCTGAATCTTTGTCAGCTTCTTCGCGCAGAACAACCAGGCTCAGCAGGTGCTGACCACCGACCTTGCGAGTTTTCCAGTTCCTGATGGCTTCGGCCGGGTAGCTGGCAACGCTCGCCCGGGCCCGGCCTGCTTGTTCGTCAGCCTTGCTCACGGTACCGGCTTCGACAGCGGCGTAATCCACCAGCAGACCGTGACGGCCGACTTCGAGCAGATGCCCGATGACCGATTGCGACTGTTGGTAAACGCTTACGCCCTGCCCGTCGATGTCCTTCGACACGTAGTCGAGAGCGCCGGGGACAGTGAGCGTTGGCCAGGTGCGAAACACCGCACCCACCAGGCTGTGTTTAGTTCGTCCAGTGGCATTGTAGAACACGGCACGTTGCTTGTAGCCCTTGTAGCGGTCCCTGTTCTCGACGCTGGTGTCATGTTCGTTTGGCTTTGGCAGATAAACATCGCCGCGTGCCTTGACTGTTTCGGAGCCTTTGCACACGTCGCGCACCAGCCGCCAACGGGACTGTGCCGCGTCGTATTCCGGGCGGGTGTAGGTGACGTCTGCCATTAGCGTGCAAATCCCATTTTGATTGATTTGACCGGCTTCCTTGCGCTCTTGGCGACAGCGAAGTACCGGAATCCGTCGGAGCCGTGAGACGTCCAATCGTGAAGCGGTTTGTCTTTCCAGCAGCCGCGCTTGTCGTCCCACTCCTTGCGGTAATTCTCAAGGCAGGCGATCCCTTCCTCGCATTTGGATTCGTCAAACGCGCACTTGGGCAGGATCTCGCGAGCCTGTTCAATGCCGTCGTTGATGCCGAGCTTTGGAACGACCTGGAATGTCATGCAGTACTTTTGCCCGTCGATGTCGTAGCCCTCACGGGCCAGCTCGCGGCGGGTCTTGGCATCGCTGCCGAACTCGCGGTTATCGATGTCATGCGGCCCCCAATGCTCT